ATGATGGCCAAGTATGCTAGCAAACGTGCTGGTATTGGCTTGGAGATTGGTCGTCTACGCCCACTGGGTTCGCCAATTCGTGGCGGTGAGATCATGCATACAGGTATGATCCCATTCCTAAAAAAATGGTTCGGAGATCTAAGAAGCTGTTCGCAGGGCGGAATTCGCAACGCATCTGCTACAGTATTTTATCCAATTTGGCATCACCAGTTTGATGATCTTATTGTGTTAAAAAACAATCAGGGCACAGAAGAAACTCGTGTTAGACACATGGACTACGGTGTTGTTCTCTCTGCATTCTTTTGGCGTAGATTTAAAAACAGAGAAAATATTACCTTCTTTGATCCCAACGAAGTACCTGATCTTTATGAAGCATTTTATAAAGACAGTGAATTGTTTGAAAAACTTTATATTAGTTATGAAAAAGATACCAGTCTAAGAAAAAAGACCATGTCTGCTGAAGAGGTATTTAAGGGGGGTATACTAAAGGAAAGAACAGATACCGGAAGGATTTATCTAGTATTCATTGATAATGCAATGAATCAGGGTCCGTTCGATCCTGAATATCATACTATCTATCAAAGCAATCTTTGTGTAGAAATTTTATTACCTACTGTGCCTTTCAAACGGTTAGATGATGACGCCGGAAGAATTGCCCTCTGCACTCTTGGGTCGATTAATTGGGGAAGTTTTAGAAACCCTGAAGATATGCGTCGTGCCTGTAGAATACTACATCGCAGTCTATGCAATGTCTTAGACTATCAGGATTTTTTAAGTATTCAAAGTAAACTAAGCAACGATGAGATACAGCCATTAGGGATTGGTGTAACAAATTTAGCATATTGGCATGCTAAACGTGGGTTACGCTATGGTGACCCTGAAGCACTACAGGAAGTTAAAACCTGGATGGAACATCAGTCTTATTATCTAACTGAAGCTACAGTGGAACTAGCACATGAACGTGGTGCTTGTCTACATAGCAGCAAAACAAGATATGGTAAAGGCATTTTCCCCTGGGAATTGAGAGCTAAAGGGGTAAATGAACTAGCAGACTTTACACCTAGCTTGGACTGGGAAACATTACGAAACAATTTAAAAACCTATGGGGTGCGTAATGCTACACTAATGGCAATTGCACCAGTGGAGAGCAGCAGTGTGGTAATTAACAGCACCAATGGTATTGAGTTACCAATGAGCCTAATCAGTACAAAAGAAAGCAAAGCAGGAAGTTTTGTACAGGTAGTTCCAGAATATCATAGATTAAAAAACAAATATCAACTAATGTGGGATCAGACTGATTGTGTAGATTATCTTAAGACCGCAGCAGTATTAGCAGCGTATATAGATCAGAGTATTAGTACAAATACTTTTTATTCGCCCAAGCACTTTCCCGATAGAAAAATTCCAACCACATTGATAGCTAAGAACTTGATGCAAGCGCATCTTTGGGGGCTGAAAACTCTATACTATTCATTGGTAGATAAACAGGGATCTAAAATAATTGAAGATGCTGATGTACCAGCATTGACACCATCAACTACAATACAAGAAGAAGAATTTTGCGAGGCATGTACCCTATGAGCGCGGCACAATATAATTTACAAACAAAAACAAATTATTTACATAACAAAATGTTTCTTGATCCATCTGGACCAGTTACTATTCAGAGGTTTGAAGAGGTAAAATATAACAAACTCGCTGACTTTGAAAAGACTGCTAGAGGGTTCTTTTGGGTCCCTGAAGAAATATCACTTACCAAAGATGCTCAGGATTTTAAGGATGCTAGCGACGCAGTCAAACATATTTTTACAAGTAACTTACTTCGTCAGACTGCATTAGATAGTTTGCAAGGTCGCGGACCCAGTCAGATCTTTACTCCAGTTATAAGCCTACCAGAACTGGAAGCACTGATCTACAACTGGACCTTTTTTGAAACCAATATACACAGTCGTAGTTACAGTCATATTATTCGTAACATCTACAATGTGCCTAAGGAAGTGTTTAACACTATCCATGATACAAAAGAGATTGTTGATATGGCTAGTAGTGTGGGAAAGTATTACGATGATCTGCACAGATTAAACAGTTTAAAAGAAATTGCTGACTCTACAAAAGAAACAGTATTGGAGCCAGCACATGTTAAAGCAATTTACTTAGCATTACACGCAAGCTATGCATTAGAAGCATTCCGCTTCATGGTTTCCTTTGCCACAAGCCTAGCTATGGTAGAAAATAAAATCTTTATGGGTAACGGAAATATTATCAGTTTAATCCTACAAGATGAGCTATTACACAAAGGTTGGACCGCCTGGATTATCAATCAAGTGGTTAAAGAAGATTCTCGATTTGCCAAAGCAGCACAAGAATGTCAGGAGGAAGTTGCAAATATCTATACCGATGTAATTGCTGAAGAAAAAGCCTGGGCTGATTATTTGTTTCGTAAAGGCCCAGTAATCGGTCTAAATGCAAATATTCTCAAAGATTTTGTTGATTACACTGCTGCTGGCGCACTAAAGGATATCGGTATTAAGTATTGGCATTCCGCACCAAAGACCACACCTATTCCCTGGTTCAACAAACATGCAAGAACAGATAAAAAACAAACCGCATTACAGGAATCGGAAAGCACAAGCTATGTTATTGGTGTAATGACTGCGGAACTAAATTATGATTCTTTGCCCAGTATTTAAGTACAGATAACTATTATAAAGGAGCAAAGAATGTTAACAGTATACTCAAAAGAAAACTGTCCCTATTGTGTACAGGCAAAAAATTTATTAACAAAAAGAAACATCGCATTTGAAGAGGTGCGAGTAGATCTGGACCCTGAAGCAAAAGAATTTATTGTGCAAGAAGGCCATCGTACTGTGCCACAAATCTATCATAATGGTAAATTATTTGTAGAGGGTGGATATACTGGGCTAGCAAAATTAACTGAAGATCAAATCAAAACACGTTTAACTCAGGTATAAAGTTAAACATAATTCAATTAAGGAATAAAAATGTTAATTCAAAATACAAAAATTTCAGCAGGCGATATTGTAAGTTTTAAACTAGTTAATGGTGACGAGGTAGTAGCTAAACTAGTGGAACGAGCAGACAACAAATTTAAGGTTAGTAAACCCTGCACCGTGGTGCCTAGTCCACAGGGGATTGGTCTCATGCAAAGCCTATTTTGCGGGGATATAAATAATAATGACATTGAGCTAAGAGAAGATCATGTGCTTATGTATGCACCTGCTATTAAAGAAATAGAAGGGCATTATCTTAGTACTGTAACAGGTATTAAAACAGTAAGTAAAGGATCGATTGTAGTATAAGGAGCGTTATGCCTGGTGGTGTGGTAAGAATAGGTGATATACTTGGTCCTGGCGGTATCGTAGGTCCTCCATTTGCTCCTAATATATTTGTAAATGGTAGACCTGCTGCATTAGTAGGTGCAGTTTATTCTCCACACCCATGTTGTGGAGAAAAAAAATGTCCACCATTCCATTGTTTTGGTGCTATAGGAGATGTACCAGTTGGCGTATTTTTTAATGGGATACCACCTTTAACCAAAAGTGGTATAGGGTTATGTAAACATATAATTATGACTTCCAGTCCAGATGTAATTGTTGCAGGAGGTGGACTACTTGGATTGGCCATGGGTATAGCTGGTGCAGCATTGGGTGGACCTCAAGGATTGGCACCAACTTCATTTGTTGAAAAATTGGCTACAAAGATGGCATTAGATGTAGCTAATCAAGCAGTAACATCTGCTTCAAGAGGGTAATAAAAATGGCAACAGGTATACCAGATTATTATTTAGGCGGCACCCCTGAAAGTACACAGGGACTAAGCCCATTACAACTAGCTTTAGCAAATATTCTAAGAACAGGGACAGAAACTGCTTTGTTTGCTAATCCAGATTTTATAATTGAAATGCAGAGATTCACTAATAGTATACCGGTTGTACCATTTGATGTGTCTGAAAATTATGGGGAAAGTCTTAGTTATGACGAGGCCTTTCTCCAGTATCTTACCGCTGATAAGGGTACAGTAAAAATACTTAACGAAATAGCAAGAGGAATAACTGGGATAAGAGTAATAGTTATAGGTGATGTAATATATGTTCAACGTGTTGCTCAAGACTGTGGGCCTAATGAGGAAGTTAGATACGAACTAGTTCAGGTAGGAAAAAAATCTGAAATCGCTGAAGGTACTTTTGCTATATATGGTAAAGTAATTTATAGTGGATCTATAAGTTCTGCGGTTATGGAAAATAATATGGCATTATCAGGTGGAATTTAATATGCTCAACCTGCCTTCAAGTAACAAATTTTTTGCCCAAGTTCCTAGATCTTGGAATTCTGTTACAGAAACGTTTAGTTTAGGTTATATAACTAAAACAGAGTTTGTGTTCTTAAAAAACTATTTACCAACACATAAGAGTTATGTAGGGCCTTCAGGTATAGAATATCTAGCTGAACAGGAAGTATTACTACACAGTAAGTCTGAAGATATATTAGATGATGTTCCTTTTTATAACACATTAACAACCAATTTGCATTTTCTTGTTTATCTTAGTGATAAACAGAAAGAAATTTTAATTGATAACGATATACATAATTCAGATTTAAAAAATCAGAACTATTACGGACCATTTAATATTCCAACTTACGAAACGGCACCTTCCGGCAATTATAGTGGTGATGCAGGTGTATACGGGCCAGTATTGCCTATTAGAGCTAACAGTGGAGTGTATTTAGGCTCATTGAGTAGTCAGGGTAGATTAGTAGCTGAACAACTTAATAATGGTGAATATTTGCCAGTAACTGATCCCATTGTCCCTACTACAGAACCTTATAGACCATATCTAGCTGGATATTTTGGTCAGTACTGGCAAGATCCAACTAAAACTATATTTGGTGCTGATACTGCTATACCTGCTATAACTGGAGTATTACCTGCCAAATATGGTCAACTGGCTATACCACTTAAAGGTAGTTTAATTTATTACATAGATCTTAGTATGTCACGACTTACTGGTGGTGGCAATCTAGGTCCTGATAAGGTGTTTGATCTATTTTATTTTGTCAATAGTTTTAACCAAGCTATTACTTGGGTAACAACATCTAATGAATATATTAGCGCGATAAATCAATCAGCTGATACAAATTTTGCTTATTATGGCTCTACTAACTATAAGGACCTAATTACAGGCAATTTCGATATTATTAAAAACAGCAAACCTGCATTAACTGCAATTAAAAACATTGGTAGATTAATTTCCACAGTACCAACTGGCCAATTCGGCACACCAAATGCAGTTGCTCAAATAATGCTGGATAATGGATTAGGTTTTGTAAACAACTTTTCAGCTGACCTAATTGAACAAGGTGTAGATTTAAATAACTTGTACAATGATTTATATACTAGTAGGATAAGTAATTCATTATCTAAAATCACTAGTTTAAATGATTTATTATTGATACAAGCTGTGTTAGAAACACAAGTTCCTAATATAACAAGTCCATTGGATTACACAGATATAGCTAAATCTAGTGGAATACCCAATGATGGCAAATTCACTAGAATGCAGGATCTGGGTAGAGAAATATATCGTATTGCTCCTAATTTAAATTTTGTATTAGGATC